CCTACAACCCTACGCAACTCAATCCAGCTGAAATCCAGCTAAGACTTGCAATGGCATTGATCAGGCAGGCTTGCGACCGCTTCACAGACACCACCATTAAAGCCGTCATGCAACAGACGGCTTATGAGGTCTTCAAGACCGACATGGCGCACGCCAGGGTCAACAACCCATTCGGGATTGCCCCTGCGGCGGCTGACGCCCTGGAAAAACTAGGAATAGCTACAGACCCCTTCGCCACGCGCTTACACACACACGCTGAATGTAAAGCTATAGAAAACCGCATGTTAGAGGTTGTCGGGCATGCACTACCGAAGGAGCCTGTCACCTTTTACTTCCTCAAGAGGGTCAAGCTACAATATCTAAGACGAGACCCGCGCATTAAAGATATCTTCAACAATCATTTAATAGAACCGCGGGACGTCGCAAGATACGACCCTGACACCTTGAGGAGTCATATTACTGCGCCCACTACACCAACCGTGTACATATCGGACGCGCTGCACTTCCTACCATTCCACTTCCTTGCGTCCATGTTCAAGCACAACCCAATTGTGCACACGGTACACGCCACCATGGTCTTACCGCCCGAGGCCCTCTACAAACACCCCTCACAGAACCCGGATCTCTACTCGATTAACTACGATTTCGACGGGTTCCAATATATACCAGGGTCGCACGGGGGCGGCGCTTATCATCACGAATTCGACACCCTCAAGTGGTTGCGCGTCGGGAAGATAATCTACTTCGACGAGCACTACAAGCGCCGGCATTACATTACAGTCCAAATGACTGAAAGCCTCGGGGCCAACCACATGTTCACATTTACCCGAGGCGACATGCTCACACCGAGAGTGCGAACTTTCCGGCAGGGGGAGTTCGTCACATTACCCCAACTTTTCCACCCAAAGCAGCTCAACTCTACACGTCCCATCCCTGCCACCTTTGCCATGCAGCTGCTTTTATACGTCAAAAGCGTCAAAGAGGTGACACACCGAGACGTCTTCGCAAAGATCCGACAGCTCATCCCGACACAAGATCTGCACAGATGGTCTCCCGACGAACTTGTCCACATAGCTAACTTCTTCTTCTTCGCCTCCAAGCGCGATGCCCTCAACAGCTATGACCAAGTTGTCGACTCCTCCCTCTTTACGCGCTGCTTCCGGGAGTTCAAGAGCCAGGTGCGCACCTTGTGGGAGACGCTCTGTGGCAAGAGTGACTTTCGCAAGCTAATGGAAATGCTAGACTGGAAGCCTTTCACATACTCTATCGAAGTCACCGAGGAGGTTGTGGAGACCCCATGGTTCTCAAAACCCACACCTTTCCACTCCATGGATAGTGACCCGTGGCAGCTACCGGAAGAGGAGCCTGAGGATCCCGAAGAGGAGGGTCCCACTAGCCCCAGCCCGGCACCATCCCCTCCCACGCTGTCCCACACATCAGATGAGGCTGCCGATCTCCCATGGGGCCCATGCCTCAATCTGCTGCACCAATGTGGGTTTAGGGGCACCCACAAACAATATGATCCCGAGGGCAACCTGATCTTCCCAATTATGGACCTGCAGGCCCTCGACGTCGCGAAACTTCCATCGCAATTTTCCACCCTCCAAAAGAAACTTGAGGATATCAGACGTCAGCCAACCATGCACACTTACTGCCATAAAAGGGCGGGGGCCTACGCGTCTGACGTCAAGAACAATAGGGTGGGCCTCGCCACTCGCAACCAGACCCTAGAATGGAAGCAAACCTTCTCTGCACGTTGCGAAAGTGGCCCCCGCAAGCTGCCCACTGTTGTCATTCACGGTGCTGGCGGTTCCGGGAAGAGTCAGTTCCTCCAGGCGTTCCTGCGTGACCAGGAGAAGAACTATGACAAGATATCTATCGTCACGCCCACAGTTGAGCTCAGGGCCGACTGGATGCGGAAAGTCCCAAACATCAACATCCGCTGCTTCCGCACGCACGAAAAAGCCATCCTCCAGCCAGCCTCCCCACTAGTAATTATTGATGATTACACCAAGATCCCAACGGGTCTTATTGAGGCCTACATCATAAGCCATCCAGAGATTGAGGCTGTTATACTGACGGGGGACCCGCAGCAAAGCTACTACCATGAGACCTGCGACCAGGCTATGATCGCCTCTCTAGAGCCGGCATCTACATGCTTCGACAAGTCCTGCCGGTACTACATCAATGCCACACATCGTAACCGCCAAGACTTGGCCAACAGGCTTGGTGTGTACTCTGAGGTCGAAGGGGAAACTAAGATCACACTCAGCGGCCTCACCGTGCAAGGATGGCCGCTGCTCTCACCCTCCCAAGCCAAGAAAGAGTGTCTCCGAGAGCTCGGGAATGTGGCATATTCCTATGCAGGCTGTCAAGGGCTTACCACGCCATGTGTGCAGATCCTTTTGGACAACAATACGGCCCTTTGCTCCAAACAGGTCATGTATACTGCGCTCTCCAGGGCCCGTGATGCCATCCATTTCATCAACACGGGGCCCACCTCCGCAGACTTCTGGGACAAAGTCTCCTGCACTCCGTACCTTAGCACTTTCCTGGACTTGACCCGGAAGCAACCCCCAGCAGCAGTCCCCATCGCAGAACCGGAAGTGGCAGAACCCGAGGCCCCCACCACCCACTTCCCCGTAGAGAACAAAGACTCCCTTCTGGAGCCCCTAGTGTCCCAACTGAATGACAAATTTGACAGGGAACTCTACGACCAGAAGCACGGCCACACGAATACCATTCAGACGGAGGATGCCGTGGTGCAACTCTTTCAGCATCAACAAGCTAAGGATGAGGCCCTCTTGTTTAAGACGATAGAGGCGCGCATAGCGATTGCGACGCCTGAGGACAACGAGAAAGAGTTTATAATGAAGCAGGACATCGGAGACATCCTGTTCCTCAACTACCAGCGGGCCATGGGACTCCCTGCAGACCCAATCCCTTTCTCACCTGAACTGTGGGAGTCCTGCCGTGACGAGGTACAGCAGAGGTACCTCTCCAAACCCATTGCCGCCCTTATTAACGGCATGCCCAGGCAATCGCCGGACTTCCCGAAAGACAAAATTGCACTATTCTTGAAGTCTCAGTGGGTCACCAAGACGGAGAAGATCGGGGCTCTCAAAGTCAAGCCGGGCCAAACCATTGCCTCTTTCATGCAGCAAACGGTGATGATATACGGGACCATGGCCCGCTACATGCGCAGGATCCGGGCCTCCTTCCAGCCGGAGAACATCTTCATCACCTGTGAGAACACTCCTGAGGACCTCAACGAATGGGTAAAGGAACGCTGGAATTTTGGTAGACCGGGGCATTCAAATGATTTCACGGCCTTTGACCAGTCCCAGGACGGGGCCATGCTGCAGTTCGAGGTCACCAAAGCTAAGTTTCACAACATCCCGGAGGATATCATTGAGGGCTACATCCAACTCAAGACCAACGCCCACATTTTCCTGGGGACAGTGGCCATCATGCGACTTAGCGGGGAGGGTCCTACGTTTGATGCGAACACGGAGTGTGCCATCGCATACCACCACACCAAATACCACGTTTCCCCAGACACCTCCCAACTGTACGCAGGAGATGACATGGCCCAAGATGATAGGCCCATCCTTAAGGACTCCTTCCGGCTGGTAGAAAACCGCCTTACACTCACATCAAAAGAAGTGTGTCATGCTCAGAAGCCTGGAGATTTCGCTACCTTCTGCGGATGGACCCTTACGCCAAAAGGAATTATTAAGGACCCCAAGAAACTATACGCTGGCCTTTGCTTGGCAAAAGGTACAGACCGGGTGCCCGCTGTTCGCGTGGCCTATGCCCACGACCTGCGTCACGCCTACAAGCTTGGAGACGAATTGCATGAGGTCCTCACAGAAGAGCAGGCCGGTTTTCACCAGGCTACAGTCCGAGACTTACATCTCATGGGCTGTAATGAGATTATACAAAACCTCTAGAAGAGGGGTTAGGTTACCTTAGGCTTCGATGGAATTCTACCTAGGTGACCTACACAAGCTTTGCGAAAGAACTCCATTACCCCTCCAAGAGCCCATCATCGTCCACACAGTAGCCGGGGCGGGCAAAACCACCCTCGTACGCTCTTGGCTCCGCCGCTCCCCCCATCTGAAAGCCATTACTGGAGGTCAGCCAGACCCGCCGAATCTTGAAGGGGTGGGCATACTCAGACCTCACGGCCGTGCGGACATTGTTGACGAGTACCCTGCTGTCCCGGACCTAGAGGGTGCCAAAGTCTTGCTCGCAGACCCACTCCAACACCGCGGCCTCACACGCCCCGCACACTTCATAGGCAGGCGCACCCACAGATTCGGCAAGTCCACATGCGAGCTTCTTAAGTCATGGGGTATTAACTGCACAGCCACCAAGGAGGACACGGTCTCAAAGTCGGGTCTCTTCGACTCCGATCTTATAGGGACCATCATTGCAGTCGACGACGACGCTGCAGAGCTCCTAAGCTCCCACTCCGCCCAGTTCCTGACGCCCTGCCAGGCCCTGGGACTCACCTTTGAAGCTGTGACCGCCGTTTCCACAGTTCCAATTGAGGAAGCTGATCCCGTCAACCGCTACATCGCCTGCAGCCGACACTCACAACAACTCCTCATCCTCGAGGGATGAGGTTGCAGGCACCCCCGGATTTCACAAAACCACTCGTCGCCGTCGCTATCGGGGTGTCTATCGCCGTCGCCGTCAACTTCATCACCAGGTCCAACCTACCTCACGTGGGAGACAACCTCCACCACCTTCCACACGGAGGCTGTTACGTCGACGGAACTAAACGCATCACCTACAATAGCCCTGGCGGACCATCAGCTTACCGCAGCTTCTGGCCCTTCCTCACGGTCATCCTCCTTACTGGAGCTCTCCTGCTGCGTGGCACTAGGACTCCTCGCCCTTGCGCTTGTCCTCACTGCACTCCGACCCACTGAGTCGTGTTCGATAGAGATTACTGGTCACAACATCATTGTCAGGGCCTGCGACAGCAGTCCTGTCGCCCAAGCTCTAGTACAGGGGTTAAGTTCCCATTTCTTTCGAAACCATGTCGGAAGACCTGAAGAAGAGTGAGGACCCTCACGTCACTGACGACGAGCTCGGGCCCCCGAGCCGGGAATTCATGAACGACTTCAAGTACGAGGCTACCTCTGATGCAGTGGCCTCCAGAGACCAAGTCAAGGCCGTCAAAGCCAAGTGGGTAGCTCTGGGCTTGCCCGAGAACAACTTCTTCGCAACAGCCTTACAACTGGCGCTCGCATGCTCCGATTCTCATGCGTCCTCCCTGACCGCACTCCACGGACCAGTAGCCACACACACCACTCTTGCCCTGAAAGATCTGGCTTCCGCCCTCAAGGCGCACTGCACACTCCGCCAATTCTGCCGATTCTACGCGAAGTTCGTCTGGAACTATCGCATCAAGAATGATGCACCACCAGGTGCCTGGGCCGCAATGGGCTTTACCCACGACACACGCTTTGCTGCCTTCGACTTCTTCGATGGCGTCACAAACCCCGCGGCCCTCCAACCACCTGAAGGCCTGGTCCGGCCCCCGACTGAGCGAGAGCTGGCAGCTCACCACACAGGCAAATTTGTGGCCACTACACGCGCCGCACAATCAGGACATCTCAGCCTTGCTGCAGAAGTCACACGCGGAAGACTCCCGCCTGCCGAGATTCAGGCCCGCCTCTTAGGACCCTAGGAGGTCCTCCACCGCGAGAAGGAAAACTCGTCCAGGTTTAGCCTGGTTCAAACCCCCCCCGAGCACATCGAAACATAATCAGATGCGGG